CTCTGGGCCCCATTTGGTGCGAAGTACCAGAGCTTTAAAGAAGCCCCGATCAAGGACGACTTCGACGAGTGGCTCGCCCGGGTAATTTGCTTCTGCTTCTCGCTGCCGCCGACGCCATTCATCAGGCAGATGAACCGCGCCACCTCGCAAGAGGATCAGGATCGCGCGATGGAGGAGGGTCTGATCCCCCTCCTGAAATGGGCCAAGCGCCTGTTCGACGGCGTCATTCAAGACGATCTCGGGTTTTTTGACCTCGAATTTGCCTGGGACACGATCACCGATCTTGATCCCAAGAAACAGGCGGAGGTCCACGACATCTACCTGAAGAACGGCACGCTTTCGCACAACGAGGTGCGCGACGAGCTCGGTCACGACGGCGTAACGGGCGGCGAAGAACCGATGATCATCACCGCAAATGGCGCGGTTCCGATCAGCATGATCCGCGACAACGCCGAGACTGCGGCCGCGCTGCAGGAAAAGCTGCTCACCGCGGACCCGGCCGAAGGCGAGGACAAGAAGCCGACCGGCAAGCCGAAACCAGAAGCCAAGAAGGACAAAGCCGATGCCTAACGTCCGACTGATGTCGTTCAATAACGTCGCCAAGTCGCAGACCGTCAATGGTCGCACCTATTCCGTCGCCCCCGGTGGGACTATCGACGTGCCAGACTTCGATGCGGTGGTGCTGCTCGCCGACGGCTGGGTCAACGTGACCGGCGGATCGACGCTCGCAACGGTTGGTGCCAGCAGCGCGCGCCCGGCCAAGCCGTTCAAGCACCAGACGTTCCACGACACGACGCTCAATCTAACGATCGTATCCGACGGCACGAACTGGCGAAACCCGGCCACCGGCGCGATCGTCTAAAGGGAATTCCCGGGCTGGGTCTACTGGCAACAAACCCATTGCGCGGCCTGCCGTGGCTTAAAAATCCACCCGGGAAAACCGGTATCCACTTTTAGGGAACGCAGATGCGCCTCTACGGCAACCTCACAAAGGTCGACACTGAACGGCGCATGGTCTGGGGCTATGCCTCCACCGAGGCGAAAGACGCGCACGGCGAGACGATTCTGAAAAGCGCGATCGAAGATGCGCTCGACGACTACCTCGAGTTCGCCAACATCCGCGAGATGCACCAGCTCTCCGCGGTCGGAACCGCCGAAGAGGCGGAGGTCGACGAGAAGGGCCTGTACCTTGGCGCCTATGTCTCGGACGACACCGCGTGGAAGAAGGTCACCGACAAAACCTACAAGGGATTCAGCGTCGGCGGCAAAGTGCTCGCCCGCGATCCAGACGACAAGAAGATCATCACCAAGATCCTGTTGACGGAAATTTCCCTGGTCGACAGGCCCTCCAACCCCGAAGCGCGGTTTGACGTCTGGAAAGCCGCCGGCTCACCGCAAGAGGATGCCAGCATGGCGACGAAGACCAAGACCAAGCCCGCGACCCAGGCCGTCGGCGCTGCCGAACCGCCGCTCGAAAAGACCACTGAAGGACAGGAGGTAACCCAGCACGCAGAAAAGACCGTGGACGCGTCTTCGACCGCCCTGGTGGTTGCGGGAGCCGCGATAGAAAAGACCGCTGAGGCCGCGCCTGTGGTTGACGGTGCGGCCACGGAAGGCGAGACGGTCGCCAAGGCTGAAGGCGAAGGCGGCGCGAGCTCGGATGAACAGCCCGTCGTCGACGCCCTGACCAAGGCGACCACCGCGCTCGACAAGATCGACGCCGCGGTCGCCACGGTCGTGAAGGCCAGCGATCTTGAGAAGGGACTCTATGCGGTTGGCCGTTTCGCCGACTTGCTCGAGTCCATTGGCTATCTGGCGCAGGGAGCGGAGAACGAGGCGGAGATCGAGGCCGACGATTCACCCGTCCCGGCCAAACTGCGCGACTGGCTGAAGGCCGGCGCGGCGATCTTCAAGGACATGGCCAAGGAAGAGGTCGACGAACTCGTCGCCGCCGGCAAGGTCAAGAAGGCCTCGGCCGCCGTCGCGATCACCGGCCAGGACACCGCGTCGGGCGAAGATCTGACCAAGGTGACCGGCGAGCGCGACGCGCTGGCCAAGGCGGTCGCCGAAAAAGAAGAGGCGCTCGCCAAAATCGCCGAACGCATCGAGCCGCTGGTCAAGACGGTCGAGGGCTTGGCCGCCACCAACGCCGACCTCGCTAAGCGTCTCGAAACCATCGAGGCGCAGCCGGCGGCGCCCAAGACCGCGGGCCCGCTTGCTTCTGTCTCGAAAGAGGAAGACGCCGGTGGCGCAGCATCGCTTGAAAAGTCGATGCCGTCCGAAGAGGACCTCGCCAAGGCGCTCGCCGCCATGCCCGAGGAAGATCGCGCGATGCTGCTGATCAAGGCGTCGCGGCAACTGCCGCGCGCCGTGACGTATCGCTGACAGCACAGTTCACCTGAATCCACCCAATCCGGCCAAGCAATCAGCAAGGCCGATTCCTGACCCCGCGCCGGATTTTCGAGCGGGGTTTTTTCGTGCCTTGAAACGGAGAACCATCCATGAAGCACGTCACTCCTGAAGAGCTGCAGAAGTCGTTCGTCGACTCCCTCCGCAACCCGTCCGAAGACATTGCCAAGCACGTTCTCCTGTCGGCGGGTATGGACCCCGCCGCCCTGCAGAAGAACATCACCACCGGCACCGGCCTGGTCGCCTTCGACCTGCAGGCGCCGGCGAAGAACCTCTATCCGGTCTATTGCCCGATCCGGAACCGGTTGCCGCGCGTCGGCGGTGGCACGGGTCTCGCCACCAACTGGCGCCAGGTCAACGCCATCATCGGCTCCGGCTACGATGGCTCGGGCTGGGTCGCTGAAGGTCAGCGCGCCGGTCAGATGTCATACAACACCAGCAATAAGGCCGCTTCTTACGTCACCATCGGCGAGGAAGACGCTGCGACGTTCGAAGCCATCTCGGCGGGCCGCACCTTCGAAGACATTCAGGCCCGCATGACCATGCGGCTCCTGCAGAAGGTGTTCCTGAAGGAAGAGCGCGGCCTGCTGTTCGGCAACAACTCGGTTGCGCTCGGCACCACGCCGACTCCGACCCTGTCGGCCTCCGGCGTCGGCGCCACGTTGCCTGCGGCCACCTATTCGGTGATCTGCGTCGCGCTCACCGGCGAAGGGTTCGCCAACTCGTCCATGGCCCTTGGCGTTGCTACCTCGAAGGTCATCACTGGCGCCGACGGCCGGACCTTCACCCTTAACGGCGGCAGTGGCCAGAAGTCGGCCAGCGCCGCCCTCGCGGTTACCCTTGGCCAGACGCTGTTCGCGACGGTTGCCCCCGTATCGGGCGCCGTGGCCTATGCCTGGTTCGTCGGCCTCGCCGGCGCCGAAGTGCTGCAGAACATCACCACGATCAACAGCATCGCGATCAACGCGCCGCTGATCACCGGCACGCAGCCCGCTTCGGCTGTCGTCTTGGGCGACTTCTCCACCAACTCGCTCGCCTATGACGGCCTATTCACCACGTCCATCAAGTCGGGCTCCGGCGCCTACAATGCGGCGCTGGCCACCGGCACCGCAGGCACCGGCACGCCTTTGACATCATCCGGCCGCGGCTCGGTCAACGAAATCGACCTCATGATGATGACGATGTGGAATAACTTCCAGGTGTCTCTGTCGGAAATCTGGGTCAACTCCCAGGAGCTGAAGAACATCACCACCAAGGTGCTGACCGGCGCCTCTGGCGGCTCGCTGGTGAACTACTTCCAGGATCCGAAGGCGGGCGAGTACATCCTCACCGCCGGCGGCGTGGTCGAGTTCTACTACAACCCGTTCATGGCGCCTGGGGCTGGTCGACGCATTCCGATCAACATCCATCCGATGGTGCCCCCGGGCACGATCATCGGCTGGGCCAATGACCTGCCGATCCAGTACCAGTCCAACGAGGTGCCCAACGTCGCGGAAGTCAAGACCCGCGCCGACTACTACCAGATCGATTGGCCGATCACGACCCGCCAGCGCCAGGTCGGCGTCTACAGCGAGCAAGTGCTCGCCGTGTACGCGCCCTTCGCCATGGGAACGATCACCAACATCACCAACGGCTAAGCGTAGCCGTCGGCGATCACTGCGCCGCCCGTGACCCCATGCACGGGCGGCGTTTCGTTGCAGCAACGATCTGAGAGGCAGACATGACCAAGAAGTTGAGGGCACCGAAGGGTACGGACGAAGCCAACGCCGACGGCAAGAGCTTTCGCGTCGACAATAACGGAATCGTCGAGGTGCCCGATGAGGCGGCCGCGCCGCTAATCGAACGCGGCGGATTTACCGAGGTAGTCGAGCCGCCGGCGGTGCCGGTCGGCCACGCGCTGGTGATGCACAGCGATCCGGGCGCCGCCTGCGAGGGCGAGAAGTTCGGCGATGGCTACCTGGTCCCCGTTGATAGGGTCGCCGAGCTCGCGTCGCACGGCTTCATGCCGGCGGAGCACACCCCATCTCCGTTTTTGGACCCGAAAACGGGCCCCACTATCGCGCAGTGGGTGGCCGCCGGCTACAAGGCCGCCAACTATCCGCCGTCGGGTTATGCGTCGAAAAGCACGCAGGAAGAAATCGACGCCGCGATCGCCGCCGAAGCCGCCGCTGGCGCAAAAAAGTAGGGTAATCGACGATGGCCGCCGGCGATCTGACAACCCCAGCCAATGCGTTGCAGTGGATTGGGCTGACGACCGACGACGGCACGGTTGCGCGCCTGATCACCGCCTTGTCGGTCCAGATCCAGAAGTTCCTTGGCTATCAGGTCGCAAGCGCGAACTATGCGCGCACATTAAACGGGGTTGGCGGTCGGAAGCTGATGTTGCCAGACCGACCCGTGACGGCGGTTACCAGCCTCACCATCGACGGACATCCGGTCCCGGAATCGCCCAACCCGTTTACTCCCGGATTCGTTTTCGACGACAAGATCCTATATCTGCGCGGGTGGTACGAATTCCGCCGCGGCGCGCAAAACATCGCGGCCGCCTATACGGCCGGCTATGCCGCGACGCCGCCCGACATCGAGCAGGCCTGCCTCGACTGGATCAAGATCGTCCACGACAATCTCGACACGCTGCCCGGGCTGAAGAGCCTCAAAGCCGGCGACAGCCAGATTGAATATGGCAGCGCACTCGCGGTGCTCGGCAACACGACCATTCCGATGCCGGCGTCGATCGCGGCCGATCTAATTCTCTACAAGCGCGTGAGCCAGGCCTAATCCGATGGCTGGCCTGTACCCACGCACAATATCGATCCG